GAGGGGTAGGGCATGAGAGGAGTGTAGGCGACGGGAGAACAAGGGCAATTAGGGGAAACCCTAGGTCCATGCGTTGTTTTCACACAACAAAAAGCCCCCGGCTGTGACGCACGGGGGCTGCAATCCGATTTGCTTTTAACGCCGTCCAAATCGGGAAAAGGCGGGGGGAGTTATTATTCCCCCTGTGCTGCGGTGATCGATTAGAAGTCCCCATCGTCGCCGGCTTCGGCGGCCTTCTTTTGGAGCTTCGCCAGCTTCGCGGCGCTGCGGGCGGCCTTGACTTCGGCATAGGCGAGTTTGTACAGGGGGGTGTCCTTGAGCTTGGCGGTTTGCTCATCGGACAGGGCCGCGAAGTCGGCGGCGGATTGGTCGAGGGTGCCGGTGTAGGGCTGGCCCTTCTTCTCGCCGCGCTTGATGCGGAAAACGTGCGCGGCTTCGGCTTCCATCGAAACCTCTTCGCCCGCGCCTTCGCCGCGCGGTGCGCCCCAGATACCGGACTTTAGCAAATCCCAGCGGCCGACGACGGCCTTGCGGAGATTCGCGCCGTTGCGGTCGTCGCCGGTGAGCTTGGCCGTGGCGCCGGACAGGTTCGCGATCACGCCCTTAGCGACGGCGGTTGGAAATAGCGTTTCGGGCATGGTCGCGGGGTTGAAGGTGAAGGGCTCGATGCCTTCGCCGAAGTCGGCGCGAATGTCGCCCGTGTCGAGGACGGTGAAAGACATTTGACGGTTGCGGGTCTGGACAGGGGCTTGAACATCAGACATGGTTAAGTCTCCAAGGAGGGGTGAGGGAAACGGGGAAAACGTCCCCGGGCGTTTTTAGATGTAGCAGTCCGCCGTCGCTTGCCATGCGTTGCGGGCGATGGTCAGGGCGTCGGAGATTTGCTTGCGCGAGAAAAAGAATTCGGCCGGGGCGCCCGAGACGGCGCACTGCACTGCGGCGGGCTCGCCGGTCGCGGGGTCGATCAGGACTCGGATTTGATTGTCGATCAGCACGACATCGAAGAGGGTTTCCATTGCATTCTCCCGGTTGGGTGAGGGAAGTATAAGCCCGGGGCGCGGGATGTCAAGGGGGGTCATGCGAATAAAGTGAGCCAGATAGGAGCTCACCAAAAGCTGAGGGTGGCGAGGACCACCCAGCCGAGGGAGGAGGGGCGAGCGGCGAAAAGGATGAAGGGCAGCATGTGAGTCTCCACTAACTTGTTGCGGTGCAGCATGGCGCCGCCGGCCCGCCACGCCTATCTATATAGGGGTGCGGCCCGCGAGTGCCTCGTACCCCCGACGTGCGCCCCTGCGCGATCCTAGGGTGCGTGGGGGGGGGGAACCAACGCCGGGATCGGAACCGGCTACTGGAGCGGCATTGAGTGCATCGCAGTCGCATCCTTCACGATGTGGCCTTTGCGATAATTGCGCGGGCTCTTTTCTCAACCGCGATCCATTCATCAACGCCAACGTCGCCTTGATTGTGTACATGGAAAACAGCGTTCTCCAGTACCGCCACTAGCTCGGCATTGATTGCCTTGAGCCGGTCAAGTTCGGCGGCGGCCTCTGCCCACTTGGCTGCTATGGCGCTTTCTCTGTCGTCCGGGTTTGACCAATTAGTTTGTTTCACAGAAACCTCCAAAGCAAATAAAGCAACAACCCAAGGTAAGCGATCCAGAATCGACCGCAGAGGGTTAGGGAGTAGAGTTCAATCGGGAGCATTAGGACGCTCGCACTTTCGTGCCCTGCAACACCTTCACTCATGTCGGTTCTCCTAAAGTGATCCAAATGATAGAGGGGTGTATTGACAAAGCTAGAGGGGAAACCCTATGGTGCGTGGGGGGCATCCTCGATGCGCAGCGCGGCTCGCGCCTTGGCATCATCTTCGAGCCTGCCCGTGACATGGAGCAGCCCCGGCCGCTTCCACTTGACCAGCGGCAGCCCATCATGCGGGTCGCCCGACAGACACTGTGCCGCAATTATGTCCATCCCCCGATAGTGCTGCACCGAGCATGCACTGGCGAGCGCCGCGCAATTCGTGATTGGCACCTTGATACTATGCAACACCCCCCACTGCCCATCGCAGGGCTTGCTAAATTTGTGGATGTAGTGTGCCGTAATGGTGACGGCGCCACCCGCGAGGATATAAAGCCAAGCAGCTTTCGCGATGCGGGCCATGCTTGCGGTTACGTCGGCGGGGTTGATGTGCGATGACACGTTTGTGCACAGGTCGAGGGAGCGCGGGGGGAGTTTCGAGCGCGTGCGGATGCGGGCGGGCATGGGGTTGTTAGCGAGCACGAGGGGCACAATCCACGCTCCGCCCGCGACTGCGGGCTGCATCGAGCCGGGGAGGAGATTGTCGTTGAGTAGCTTTGCCTGCGCGGCTTCGAAGTCCCGCAGCGCGGCGTCGATGATGCCGGTAGATAGCAGGGCTGCGACATCCTGCCCGGGCATGCCGGCCCATCCCTCATCACAGCGCTCCGCGAGTAGACCCCGATAGCGCCGCGAGTCGGCATGCATGGCCCGGGCGTGTTCGAGCCATGCGGAATAGGAACCCTGCCAGACAAACATAGGGAGCGCGCCCTTGCCGGTATTGATGGTTTCGCGCCGGTAGGCTTGCATTACGTCGGGGGAGAAAAGCATGTTAGCCCCTCAGAAAGTTAGCGACGATGGGCAAGCGTTCGACTTCGGGCCATGCTTCAACGAGTGCGCCGCGCTTTAGGGTGCGTTCGAGAACCGCAGCGCGCGGCATGCCCTGCTGGAGCAGGGCCGCCCCGAATTTGACGGCGCGAGGGGTTGCAACCACGTCGAGGATGTCCCGCTTGAGCGCGAACGCGCGAACGGCGCGGACTAGTTCAAGCCATTCCCCATTCCCGGCGGATAGCTGTGCCTCGATGCGTGGGTCAACATTCCACCGGAACATGATGAACCGGTCCAGAAACGCGCCGTCGAGTCGCGCCCGGCCGGAGTAGCTGATAGTCGCGCCGGAACCGTCCGTGTTTGCGCCGACGATGCAGACGAACTCGGGGTGTTTTTGCACTAGCCCGTCGGGGAAGGCGCAGAAACCGTTCGCAAGCCCCGCATTGACCACCAGCGCGGCCTCGGGGCTACTCGCGTCGAATTCATCGAGTAGGATGATACCCCCATGCTCGAATGCGTCACGGAACTGGGTCCGCACGTAGCGCGAATGGGCGTCGATGTAGCCTAGTAACTCATGCGCGTAGGTGACGGCGCCTTGGGCGAAAAACTTCTTCGCGAGGATGATTGCGGCTTGTTCGGCGGAGTAGGTTTTTCCTGAGCCGGCTGGGCCGACTAGCATGCAATGCAAGCCGGCGCGGAGGGTGAGGAGTAGGTCCGGGAATTGGGGATGGGCGACCCCGTGAACGGGGATCGGCTCGGGTCGTTCGGGCAGCGCGATGACAATCGGGCGCGATTCTTGGAGCGCCTTAATATCCTGTTGCGCAATGGCGACCATAGCCTGCACTGCATCCATGCGCCGGGTGGAGCGCCCCTCGGCCACGAGAATTTCCTCGCGCGTCCATGTGCGTTTCGCGTACTCGGAAAGGTCAACGTCGCCCCTCGGTTCGGGTTGTGGTGTTGGGGGCGTGAGAATGGGCGCGGGGGGAGGGGCCGGCGCGTTATCGTCGTCGAGCCAGTCTGCGGCCAGCGCGCGGGGTGGCGCGGGGGGAGAATCCCCCGCTTGCAAGCGCTGAAGCGCCATAACGGCCGCAGCCATCATCGCGGGGTAGCGTGCTAGCCCTTCGATGATTCCCGCCTTTGTCAGGCCGATGCGGAACCTGAAACCCGCCATTCGCGCGGCGGGTACGAGGTGGACAACGTTTGCGGCTTCCAGCGCCGCGCGGGCGGCCGCGATGTCGTGATAGGGTGCGTTCATTGGGGCACCGTGATGTCGAAAACTTCATCGGCTTTGCCCTCCCGCGCTTGCGCGTAGGAGACACGCATATTAACCCCGAGCGCGCGCAGGATGTCGTTCATATGCGCGGCTGTGGTTGGCGTGTGCCAGCCGCACCAGTTAAACCGCACGATTGTGGGTGCGATGCGCAGTGCGATAAGGTGGCCGTGTAGCCAGTAGCTCGTGCCCTGGGTGCGCGCGTTGTGGCATTGCGCCGGCTCGCGGCGGGCGAATGCAAGCGCGGTTTGATAGCGGGTTGTCATGTTTCAGGCTCCTAGGCCAGTGGTTGAGGGGTTCGTGCATAGTGCACGCTATTGCGCCCAAAGCAGACGCAAGGGGCGTGAACTACTTCCACAGACTTACAATCACGAGATTGCCGTAATCGTCCATTACGGCACGAGCTTGCGGAAAGTCGGGCCCGACGCAGCCCCACTCCCGAAGCGTGCCCAACCCTGTATAAAGGGTAAGGAGCCACGGTGCCTGTGTATGTTGATGATCGTAGGTGCGTTGCATAGCGATAGTGATAGTCATAGCATGGATCCTTTCGAGAGGTGGTTTCGGGGAGAACCTATAACATGCAAACCCCGTGCCAGGGCGAAACACGCTTAACCCCTTGATTTTTCCCGGGGAGTGACAAATAACGTCACATGGAAGGGACGGAAATTGTCATAAGGTGACAATGTTTGCCGCAAGGGATGCGCAGTGGTTCCCCAGTAGGTGACCGTTCTCCCGTGTGGGGGGTACTTTGGCGCCACGGCTCTGTTACAGTGTTGTGAAAAAGAGACGCTGCTGTCTGTATGTGTTGTTACATATTTAAAAAAAAATTAGTAAGTACACACACACATACAAGAGGTGGCAGAAAAGCAACACAGGGAAGTTATGTCTCTTTCTCACAACATCAACTCAGCCTGATACGAAATCCCCCCATTCCGGGAGAACGGGCTACTACTGCGCATCCACTGCGCGCGCGGCGGGGTGAAAGTCTGTGAGCGTGTACTATCATATTCCCCGCATTCTCCCGAGCGCAGCGAGGGGGGTATCTCCCCGCAGGCCGGGGGGCGGGTGAGGGGGGTTTAGCCGGGCTGTACACCGACAGTGAATACGGCCCCAAATTGCCCTTCTTTGGTTGACAACCCCGCGCCGCTGGCCGAAAATCCGCAGGTCTATGGACAAGCCCGGCCTTTCTCACGTCCATTATTGGCATGACGCCTTCATCGAGGCGATCGTGGCGAACCCCCTTATCTCCCAAGGCGACCTCGCGCGCCTTTGCGGCTACTCCGAGTCGTGGGTTTCGATCATGGTCAATACCGACGCCTTCAAAAACCGCCTTGCGGAGCGAAAAGCCGAGATTTCCGACCCTATCCTCCGCGCCTCCGTCAAAGAGCGCGTCGAGGCCGCCGCGAAACGCTCCCTCGATAAGCTAATCGAGCGGATGGACGCTAACGCGCCGATGAAGACGAACGAGTTAATCGCCATCGCGAAACTCGGCGTTGAGGGCGCCCCCGCCCCCATCAATCCCTTCGCGCAGACGAATAACTACATCGTCCAACTTCCCCCCGTCGCACAAACCTCCGCCCAATGGCTCGCCGCATCGAAGGGCCGGGGGGTTCCCGAAGTTATCGACGTCTCACCCCGGGGTTTAGGGGAATAACCCCGCCAACGGCGGCGCGGAACGGATCAAATGACCCCCGACTACCAAGATCGTCTCGCCGAACTCCTCGCGAGGATGCCCCACCGGGGTCTTCTCGACCTACGCGCCGCCGCGCCCTCCCCCCAAATGCAGGCCCTTCTATCCCCCTACGAACATCGCGCCTTCGCGCGGGAGGAGGTCTCCCAAAACCCCCTCTCCGCCATCCCCCTCGCCGGCGCAATTCCCGCCTACCAACTCCAAAAACTCCTCACCGGCGCCGGAGCCCGCACCCCTCCCTCCCTCGACCAGATGAAACAAGGCTACCTCGGCATTTGGGAGGGTCTAAATGGCCGATAACTTCCCCCTCTTCATTTCCCGCGTCCTCGGCCATGAGGGAAAATACGTCAACAACCCCCTCGACCCCGGCGGTGCGACGAATTGGGGCATAACCTCCCGCACCGCCGCGAAATGGGGCTATAAAGGCGAAATGCGCTTCCTCCCCCGAGAGACCGCCGTCGAGATATACAAGAACGAATATTGGGAAACGCCCCGCTGCGACGGCCTTCCCCCTCCCCTCGCTTTCCAGGTTTTCGACGCCGCCGTCAACCACGGCCCGATTCAGGCGATAAAGTGGCTCCAACACGCCCTCTCCGTCGAAGATGACGGCATAATCGGCCCGAAAACCCTCGCCGCTGCGAATGGAGCCCCCGGCCCCCTTTTTATCGGCCTTTCCTTCCTCACCGAGAGGACTCGTTTCTACACCAAACTCCCCACTTGGCCCGCTTTTGGCCGGGGGTGGATCGAGCGCGTTTGCTCTAACCTCGAATACCTCCAAAAGGACTGCGATGTACCTCCTCCTTGAACCCGCCGAGGTTGATACCCTCATAAACGGCCTCGCCGAACTTCCGTGGCGCCGTTCAAACGACCTCATCCAGAAGATTTTCTCCCAAGCCAACGATAAAACCCTCCAATCCAAAGAGCTTATCGAGAAGAAAGCCGAAGAGGAGAGCAAAAATGTCTCTTGACATCGCCGGCCTCGGCGCAATCTTCGATTTCGGCGGGAAGGTTATCGATAAAATCTTCCCCGACAAGATCGCGCAGGAGAAAGAGCGCGCCGCGGCAACCCTCGCCCTCGCCCAACTCCAACAAGAGGGCGCGATGGAGGAGTTAAAAGTCTCCATGTCCGCCATCCTCGCGGAGGCGCAAAGTTCCGACCCCTGGACCTCCCGTGCGCGGCCGAGTTTCATGTACGTCATCTATATCATGATCCTCGCCGCCCTCCCGATGGGGGTTTTATCGGCCTTCCGGCCCGAAATAGCGGTCCAAGTCGCGGCCGGCATGCAAGCATGGCTCGCGGCGGTCCCCGATTCCCTCTGGACTCTCTTCGGCGTAGGCTATGTCGGCTATTCCGGCTTCCGCTCCTTCGAGAAGTCCCGCGGTCTCACCAAATAATGCTCGCTGTCTTCCCCACCTACGAGGTACCCCTTATGAACGGCGAGCAAATAGCCCGGGAGCTTGGCGAAATAACCACCGCCATTCGCCACTCGAATGAGAAGATTGACCTCCTCGCGAAACGCCTCGAACTCCACATCCACGCCGAGGAAGGCCGACTAAAAGAAATGGAAAATGCCATAATCGACGTAAAACACCAACTTTCCTTCGGCCGATTTATTCTCTTCTCCGCGAAGGCGGTGGTTTTGACGGTTATCTTCTTCCTCGCCGCGAAAACGGGGGATATCGCCCAACTCTGGAAAGCCATCGGGAAATGAGGCACCTCGGAAAAGTCCAGGCTTTCCTCGCCTTCGCTGTATGCGTGGGCTTTTTCGCGGCGCTATGGCTCGTCCTCAAAAATGATGTCGATAGTAGTATGCGCGACGCGCTGCTCATCCTCATCGGTAATCTCGCCACCTGCTTCGGCGCCATTGTGAACTACTATTTCGGCAGTTCCTCCGGCTCGCAGCAGAAAACTGAACTTCTCGGGAATAAACCCACGGAGCCCCAATAATGGACGCAGACATCACCGCAGCAACGACCTCCATCGACCTCGATAAGATTAAGGCGCAGGACTACAGGAACGAACTGGCGAACCTGGCTTCGTACAGAACCGGGCAGCTTGTTGCAGTGCAGAAACAGGTTCAGGATCAGGGCGTCCTGGGGGCCTCGTTGACTTCGAACCAGGAGTTCCGCCAGAATATCGCTATTGCGATCGCGGCGAACTACTGCAAGCCCACCACGACCAGCACCCTGCAAGCCAATATCGACGCGGACTCGGCCAACGACGCGCAGCGGCTCAAATCCGCTGTGAACGCGATAGCAGCGGCGTTCGGAATTGCCTGATGAAGCGAGAATGCTTGCGCGGCATAGCGATAGCCGCTAGCACTCCTATCCCAAAACAGATCAGTCGAAACACGTATGATAGAAGATACGACATCGGCGGGTCAGTGTCTGAGATACGCACAAAAGTCTTGATGGACTTGCGCAGGATCAAGCGTGATTGAGCCTACGATTCTTTGGGCCGCTCAACCGGGCCCGCAGACGGACCTCGTTTCGTGCCCAGTGTTCGAGGTCTTCTTCGGCGGCGCTCGGGGAGGGGGGAAGACAGAAGGCAGCATCGGCGACTGGTTCGCCCATTCCAACGCCTACGGCGAGCACGCCTCCGGCCTCTTCATCCGCCGGAAACTAACCCAACTCACCGACGTTATCAAGCGGTTCCGCCGCTACACCGCGAAAATTGGCGCGAAGTGGCATGAGCAGAAAAAAGAACTCATCATGCCCAACGGCGCGACCTTGAAATTCGCGTATCTCGAACGCGACGAAGACGCGGAGGAATATCAGGGCCACGAATACACCCGAATCTACGTTGAGGAAGTTACCAACTTCCCCTTCCCTGACCCGATAATGAAGCTCAAAGGGACTCTCCGCTCAGCGCAGGGCGTTCCTTGCGGCATCCGCATGACCGGCAACCCTGGCGGCCCCGGCCACCATTGGGTCAAAGAACGCTACGTCGATCCCTGCCCAACCGGCTATCTCGTCGTGAAAGAGACCGAAGACATCGAACTCCCGGACGGCGAAACCGTAACGGCGGAAATCGATCGTGTCTTCATCCCCTCCAAACTGAAGGACAACCCCAAACTCCTTCAAAACGACCCGACGTATATCATGCGTCTCCGGGAGACGGGTTCTCCCCAACTCGTAAAAGCCTGGCTCGAAGGAGATTGGAATGGCGTCGATGGGACCTTCTTTTCCGAGTTTTCCGAGGATCGACACGTTTTCGGTGGGAAGATTGATCTCCCTGAACACTGGACAAGGTTCCGCGCGCTGGACTGGGGCTCTTCCGCCCCCTTCTGCGTCGGGTGGTATGCGGTCGCGGATGGCGGAACAAACTTCCCCCGAGGCGCCCTCATCAAATTCCGTGAATGGTATGGATGGAATGGGCGGCCGAATAAAGGGCTGAAAATGGACGCCGCGCAAGTCGCCCAGGGCGTGATTAAGCGCGAGGAGGACATCAAACGCCTCTCCTACGGCGTGTCTGATCCGTCCATCTTCATCACCAACGGCGGCCCCTCGATCGCGGAAATGATGATTATCGAGAAGTGCTCTTGGTTTCGGGGGGATAATGCGCGCCAGCCGGGTTGGGAACAACTCCGAAAGAGGCTCGCTATCTCCCCCGCGCTAATCTACTTCCACGAATCGTGCGAGCACACAATCCGCACCCTCCCCTATCTCCAGCATGATGAGAAAAACCCCGAAGACCTCGACTCCGACGGCGAAGACCACGCCGCGGACGAAACCCGCTACGCTGTAATGTCGCGCCCCTCGATTGAGGACCTTAAAAAGCCAATTACCCCAATCGACTGGACGAAGGCGCGCTCTTACCCCACCATCGACGAGCTTATCAAGAGGCAGAGTGCCCGCTCCCTTTCTAGGAATGCCCGCCTGTGAGTGATAATTATGTAAACCCTGCCGAAGGCAGCGCGGAGACCACTCGTGCAGAGGACGCCTCGGGCGGCGCGAAAGAACGCCTCTCCGAGGCGCGGGAGTGGCTGGATAAGATACAAGCCCGTGAGAAATTCTTCGAGAGTGGGTGGTGGAAGGCCGCGGAAAATGCGGTTACGATCTACTCCTCCGAAAAAGATACGGAGCAGCTTGAGCCGTACAACATTCTCTATTCCAATACTGAGGTTATAAAGCCGTCCCTGTACTCTGCAACTCCGAAGCCGGACGTTCGGAGCCGTTTCAAAGAGATTGACCTCGGCCCGGTGCCGATTGCGGCGGAACGGTTCCTAACCGTCCTCTCCGACCCCTCGAATCCCGGCGAAGAATCCCTCGACGATGCGATGTCGGAGACGACCCTCTCGTCCCTCGTGCCGGGGATGGGCTTCATCCGCCTCCGCTACTACGATAACCGCCCCATCCCCCTTTGTTTCGAGTCGGGCCACTACAAGGGCCTAATCTGGGGGCCGGCCCGTAAATGGGCGAAAGTCCCCTGGGTTGCGTTCCGCCACGAACTGACGAAGCAGGAGCTTTTCGACCAATTCCAAATTCCCGGCGAGGACGAAGATAACTACGTCGCCGGCCCGGGCGAGGAGGGAGAGGGAAAATCCGCCTCTCCAAAGGGCACGATTGTCTATGAACTCTGGGTTAAGGCCGAGAAGAAGGTCTATTTCCTCTGTGAGGATTGGAAAGAACTCGAATTAAAATCCGAGGATGACGTTCTTGGGTTGGAGGGCTTCTTCCCCACCCCCGGCCCGCTGCTCCTAACCCGGAAACCCGGGAAGATCGTTCCGATCCCCCTCTATCAATACTATCGCAATCAAGCCGAAGAGCTAAACCGCGTCACCGTGCGGTTGAATAAGGTCCTCTCCGCGATTAAGGTGAGGGGCGCGTATAATCTCCTCCTCGGCACGGAAATGGAGCACATCCTCTCCTCCGACGATTCTGAGAACAAACTCTTCCCCGCCAAAGAATCGATGATGTTGGCGCAAAATGGGGGCTTCGAGCGGCAGATTTGGATGCTGCCCATCGAAAAACTCGTGCAGGTCGCGACAGAACTGTACCAAGCCCGGCAACAGATAAAGGCGGTCATTTATGAACTTACCGGCATTTCGGACATTCTTCGCGGCTCTTCTGTCGCGAGTGAGACGGCTACTGCACAGGACCTCAAAAACAAATGGGGGACCATCCGCTTAAGAGATATGCAGAAAGCCGTTGCGGATTATGTGAGGGACCTGTATCGCCTCGCGCTGGATTGCGGCGCGAAGAGGGTTCCTCCCGCGCAGTGGAATGCGATGATCCAGATGGGCCTCCCCACGGAGCAGGAGAAGGCCGCCGCCGCCGCGACCGTCCAGCACCTTATGATGCTCGGCTCGCAAATGCAAGCACAAGGCGTTCCTCCGCCGCCCGAGGGCCTAAAACAACTCCAACAAGCCCAAGCTACCGCTTCAAAACCCTCCATCGAATCCGTCGTGAAGCAGATCGCTTCCGACGCGAACCGCACTTACACAATCAATGTCCAATCCAACTCCACCGTAGATTTGGACACCGCCACCGATAAGCAAGAAGTCGGTGAGTTTATGAACGCGATGGGACAACTCATGGCGGGGTTGGCGCCTCTCGTCCAACTCGGGCCGACGGGCCTTGCCGCCGCGAAGTCGATTTTGGTCGCCGTTTGCCAGAGGTTCAAATTCGGTCTCGCTATCGTGGACTCGATTATGGCCGTCCAGCAGCCCCCGCCGGCGCAGACTGGCCCCACCCCCGAGCAGGAAAAGAAAGACCAAGACCTTAAACAGCAACAAGCCCAGCTTGAGCAAACCCAATCCAAGCTCAAAGATCAACTCACCGCTATCCAAGACGAGCAGCGAAACCTCGAAACGGCGAAGAAGGAATTCGACGCCGAGGTTAGGGTCGTCCGTGCCGAGCTTGATGCGCAGAAGGCCATTATGACGGCCCAAGATCAGGCGAAGGCCGCCTCGGAACAGGCGAAGCAGGCGCAAAATGAAGCCACTTTCACAAAGCAGAAGATGGAGTTAACTTCCGCCGCAACCGGCGCGAAAGTGGCCCAGAAGAGTCAACAACAAGCGGCGGCGCAGACCGCCCCCCTCATGCAAGGGGTGACGCAGGCCCTCGCCGCGCTTCAGGCCGCCATGGACAAGATGACTGAATCCGCGAACGCACCGAGAGAGGTCATCAAAACCCCAACCGGCTTTAAGTCGGTTGTGTCGAAATAGGAGTGGAAATGGCAGAAATTATCATCCCCGGCAAATCTGGCATCACCGAGGCGTATGACCCCTCCTCGGGCGCGATGATTGAGGCGGGAGTGTGTCTCCTTCCCGATGGGTATCGCCTCGTCGGAACTTGCACTAAAGGCGGCGACCCTCATGACCTCGGCCAGAATGCGGAGGGTCAATTCGCCCTCTTCCGCCGCTGTACGGACCCTTACTCCTTCTACAGCCACCACAAAGCCGAACGCCTTGCCCCCGAAGATATGCAAGGCTTCTTCGGGATGAGCCTAGATTACGTCCAAGCCATCGATGAGGATGACGAGTACTCATCGCTGTGCAAGTCCAACCTCGTTAAACCTGACTTTTCATAGGAGCCTACCATGGCTGTTTTCACTTGGCGCAAAGCTGGCGCAACCCCGGCCGTGGATACTGGCACGGTCACTTTCGCATCCGCTCTCGCGGCTACCAACCGAGCCCTTCGGTGCGTGGAGTTTTCCCTCTCGGGTAACTTCACGGCCTCGGGCTTCAACGAGTTCCAGGCGGCCCCCGGAAACGCGGGTACCGGGGCGTTGACCAACATCGCGCCGTTCCCGATCGATCCGATTAGCACCGCTGCGGCCGGCTTCACGATGGGCACGACCTACGCCACGGCGATCCCGACCGTCAACGCCCAAGCCGGCCTCGCCCCCGGCGTGAATAGCAACGGCGGCAACTACCGCTGGCTGGCTAAGACGAACTTCGAGTTAAAAGCAGCGAACGCAACCGCTGGTTATCAGTCGCTGAATTGGAAGGTCATCGCTACCAGCGCGAACGGCTCGGTGTCGTTCCATTCGATCATCGAGGAACTGTAAAATGGCACTGTCCGTACTCGTTGGCCCTCTCGCCTGGGCGGTTGGCGACGGTACGGCCGTCGCTGCGACCACGACAGAAACCTCCCTGCTTACTGGTGTCGCTGCCACCGGGAAATGGGCAATGCCGGGAGGCTTCTTTATTGCTCCGGGCCAAATCCTCCGTATCTATGCGAAGGGGCGGATTTCCACCCCAGCGGCGACGCAAGGGAACATGATCTTCAAAGTCAAGATTGGCTCGGTGGCTGTGGCAACCGCGGCCAGTCTGACTTCGCTGGCGAGTCAGACCAACATTTCATGGCAAGCCAATGTCGATCTTGTTTTAACTGCCGTCGGCGACGGAACGACTGCCAAATTCATGTTCAATGGCAATACATTGACCGCACTTGTGTCTGCTACGAACCTGAATAACCAATGGCAGACATCTGCTCCAGCGGTCGGCACTGGCTTCGATTCATCGGCGGCAGCAACGCTAGACTTCACGGCCACGTGGTCAAACGCTACGGCAGGTAATACCATTCAACTTCATCAATACTTGCTCGAATCGGTAATCTGATGTGCCATATGTTCTTGTTGCCTCCGACAATTTCAACCGCGCTGCACTTGGCGCGGGCTGGACGCAGACGAATAACACAAACGCTGGCGATTGCTCGATTGATACTTCAATCCAGCTTACCGGCCAGTTTTCCCTTCAGCCTACCCGTCAGTTGGCAAGCATTATTTGGGTCGGCGCTGGAACATTCACGAATAATCAATCTTCCTCGATTCAACTTGTCAATTTCAATAACGGTGCCAATGTCTGTTATGGCGTCACTGTTCGGTGTACTGGGACGACAAGCGCAACGAGAAATTGCGTCGAGTTCTACATAACCCAAGACAACACAGTTGGAGCTCCACTCACAACTGTCTTTCATAAACTCAACAACGGCACTTCAACTCTTTTCGTTTCGACAACCGTCACGTGGAATACGAATGACACCGCTTCGCTCGACGCGGTTGGTTCGACGTTCACCTGTTATAAGAACGGCGTCGCACTGGGAGGGTCGTTTACTCAGGTAGATACCGGTTTTCCGACGGGGGTACCGGGGGCATCTGCTACTGCCGCGGCATTCGCCGACAACTGGCAAGGTTTTAATATCGTCTCTGCCGGAGGTAAGTTGCCGTTTATGTTCCCTCTGGCTCGGGATGAGCGGGGAGAGGACGACTGGGGGGCGGAACAGGGGAACCCGTTCTCACTTCAAAGATTCGGCCGGCTAAGACGGTGGTGAGATGTCCCAATTCTGGCTACCTCGCCCGATACGACAGGCCGCCGCTGTAGCGGTTGTCGATGACAAGATATACAGCTTTGAAGATGCAAGCGGCTTTGGGGCTGTTGATGACGCCGCTTACGAAGAATCCGCCCCAACGGAATGGTATGCGGACGACAATACCCCGAATCGAGCGAATAACCTCATCTCGAACGCGAGAGAAGCTCTTCCTGAGTCGTATGAATGGGAGGACCCGGAACAGTTAGACGACACCCCGTACCAACTCCCCTGGTCCCAAGCCCCCCCGATTGACGATAACCTCGTCGCGTTGGGGACTTACTACCCCGACGAGGCGGAGGAACCAGAAGACGAAGACTACGGTTTCACCGTAGATGCCGTCCGCCCCGGGAATGAGCAGGGAAGTGTCTATTATCCTGACGAGGCAGAAGAGCCTGAGGATGAGGATTACGCCTTCGCTGATGGCCCCCTTGCGGATGATGCAGTTGCCGTTGAGCAACCCCAGGCAACCTACTATCCCGATGAGGCTGAAGAACCAGAAGACGAAGATTTCGCCTTCGCAAGCGATCCGCTAGCGGGAGATAACGACCTCCTCGCTGGTTCTGTCCTTCCTGAGCAGTCCGAAGAGCCGGAAGATGAGGATTTCAGCTTCGCAGACGGCCCGCTTTCGGACAATGCTGCTGTTGTTGAGCAGCCGAACGCCACCTATTACCCTGATGAATCTGAAGAACCCGAGGATGAAGACTTCGGGGCGGTTAGCGATCCGTTAGCAAGCGATAACCTCCAAGCACCTGCGCCGCAATACGCCGATGAAGCGGAAGAGCCAGAGGACGAACCCCACGGCTTCGAGGCCGGACCTCAGCCCGATAGTATCCAGTCCGATCAGGTCTTTAATCTCTTCCCCGATGAAGCGGAAGAGGCTGAAGATGAGGATTACGGCTTCGCCGCCGCGCCGACGACTCCTGAACTTGTTATCGACGAGCCACTACCTTTCAGTCAATACGATGACGACCCGCAGGACGTAGAAGACGACGAGAGCTACGGTTTCAGCGTCGATCCGACGCCGGAAGATGTCATTCCGCCTATCGTTGTCGTCGAGATTATTGATGGTGGAGTTCCGACCCGTAAGAAGACAAAACATCCCCGCCGCGAGATAGAAGAACTCATTGATGAAGTTGTGCGGGAGAGGGAGACTCCCCCGCCGGTTTTGTCGCCCGACGCCCCGGCTATTGCGGAGAACCGGGATTATCAAATCGTCCCCGTTTACAAGCCGAGTGTTGATGCGATCCCCCTTAAAACGCCGGCCGGACCTCCCCCCGACGATGATGAAGAGACGATTTCTTATCTCGTTTCGATGGGGTTACTCTGAGTTGCCCCGTTTCGATTGACGGCCGCCGAGACCCCTTCTAGACTCCTCCGACATGCCGATCTATTCGCTTCTCTGCCCGAACTGCGGCGACCGGAACATCATGCACCGAAAGGTGTATGAGAGGGATTTGGTCCCCCGTTGCTCATGCGGAACGACCTACGCCCGAATTATCGAAGCCCCGATGGTTATTCCCGAGATTGCCTCCTACATTTCGCCGGGGAGCGACCGCGTGATAACATCCCGTGCCGAGCGCCGCGAAGACCTCGCGCGCTGCAATGCCCTCGAATGGGAGCCCGGCGTCGAGAAAGACATCGCCCGCAAGTCGCAATACGAGAAAGAGAAAGCCTTCGAGCCGATTGCGAAAGCGGTGGATAACATCGTGACGGAAATGAATGTTTCCGGCAAACTTGGAGACCTCCATGCCTGACGAAAATAGTCTCGAAAACTTCGACGCCTCCGCTGCGGCGAAGGATATTGCGGCGGATATCTTTGGCGGGGGAGACGCCGCGCCCCCTAGTGATGGAACCCCTTCTGAGGTTGTTGAGTCCTCCTCTCCTTCCTCCCCCTCAGAGAGCACGCCGTCACCGGGCGCCCCTCCCCCGCCAAGCCTTACCCCGGCGCAGATTAAGGCCCTCCCGAAGTCCTGGAAAAAGGAAATGGAGGCGCATTGGTCGAAACTGCCGCCGGAGGTCCATGATTACGTCTATGACCGCGAAGCCGATGTTATGCGCGGGATTCAGATGTATAAGGAATCCGCGGATCGGTGGGGGAATTTGGTTAAGCCCTACGAACCCCTGCTGAAAGAGCAGCCGGATGTAAATCCTGTTCAGCTTCTCCAGACACTCATGAATAACCACCTCGCCATCGTGCGGGGGACGCCGGAGCAGAAGAAGGCGCTCGCGGCGCAGCTTATCAAATCCTACGGGATTGACCTCGGGACGGGTGGAACTCCCACCCCCGACGCCACCCAGGCCGAACTACTCGCCCTTCGGCAGGAAGTCTCGCAGCTAAAACAAGGCTGGACCGAGGCGCAGAATGCCCAATTCACCCGCGAGGTTGAGGGGGAGAAGGCAAAGATTGCCGCTTTCGCGGCGAAGCCGGAAAACAAATACTTCAACGAAGTCGGCGCAGATATGCTCCGGCTCATCCAAAATCAGGTCGCGGATAGCCTTGAATCCGCATATGAGCAAGCGTGCTGGCTAAACCCCAGCGTACGGGCGAAACTCCTTGCCGAACAGCAAGCCGCCCCCGCCGGAAAGCTAGAAAGCAAGCTCAAACCCACCAATATCAACGGTTCTGGAGAAGGCACCCCTTCGAAGCGGAAACCTGCGACTATGGATGAAACGATCGCGGGCGTGATTGCAAAACACTTCCCGTCTCATTAACCATTTTCGAAAGGGATAAGCCAAAATGGCCTCTCCAAATAGTGTCTTCACAGAGATTGTGACGACGACGTTTCGGAATCACACCGGACAAATTGCCGATAACGTCTCGAAGCATAATGCTCTTTATCGGAAGATGAAGGGCGGCGGCCGTACTCGGTCGGAGGACGGCGGGTATAGCATCGTCGCGGCGCTGGAATACGCGGCGAACGGCACATACCAACGCTACTCCGGCGCGGATATGCTGAATGTCGCGCAGAGCGATGTCTTCTCCGCGGCGGAATACTCCTGGCGGAATATCGCGCTGAATGTCGTCTCAACCGGGACGGAAATTCGCGCCAACGCCGGCCCGCAGCGCATTGCGAACCTCGCGAAAGCGCGGATTCAGAATGCCATCCACACCTTCGCGAACAACTTCTCGTCGGACTTGTATAGCGATGGGACGCTCCCGAACCAGATCGACGGCTTGCAAAAGCTCGTCGCCGATGCGGGTACGGGCACAGTGGGCGGGATTGACTCCTCGACCTTCACCTTCTGGCAGAATATCGTGCAGAGTGCTGCCGCGCCGTTGCAGGGCGGTGGTGCTATCACGCCGTCCGCCGCGACGGGGGTCATGGAATCGCTCATGCTTCCCCTCTTCATGCGCCTTACGCGGAACGCCGACAAGCCCGATATGATCGTGTCGTCGGATGACTACTACACCTTCTTCGAGGGCGGCCAAGTTACCATCAAGCGGTACGTTGATGGCGATATGGCAAACGCTGGCTTCATGGCGTTGCAGTACAAGGGGATCCCCGTCTTCTTCGACGGCGTGAGTGGGATGCCCGCCGCGCATATGTACTTCCTCAACACGCAATATCTCGAACTTGTCGTCCACTCCCAGGCCAACCTCACCGTCCTGGAAGACGCCAAGCCCTATAACCAAGACGCGGTTGTGGTGCCGATTCTGTGGCAGGGTAACCTGATTACGCAGAATCGCTCCCTCCAAGGCGTGTTGAAGGCTTAAAGGAAAAGGAGCACAAAATGCGTCTTGCTATCACAAGCGGTCAACTGACGGGTATGTTGCTGGACTTCGGTCTGTCCGAAGATTTCGGTACGACCCCAGTTTTTTCAAACAGTCAAGTCCAACCCGGGACGATCTTCTCTGCGGCCCCGACCGACGGCGGGATCGATACCACCGCCAACGTCCCGAACTGGGGCGCGGCGGAGGTTATGTTCGTCGTCAATACGTCGGCGAGCTCGTTCCTCCCCGGGAATCTGGTGCAGGTTGACAAAAACTTCGCCATCGCGGCGGCGGCGACGACAGCTAACACCGGGGCGCCGGTTTATGTGTGTCTGAGCCGCTTCACGGCGGGGAATACGACTCGTCAATGCGGGTGGGTGTTGGTTGCGGGTATTTGCCCCGCGACCTTCTCCGTCGCGGCGACGACGGGTGCGGCGTTCCTGGGCACGTCGCTAAACCTGACGCCAACTGCGGCGGCGGGTAAGCAGGTGCTAAACGCCACGACGCTGATTGCCGCCGCCGGCTCGTTCACGCGGAGTGTCACGACTCAAGCTACCTCTCCCTTCGTGAAGGTGGCGCGGGTTAACGGCATCTTCGTGGGACAGGCTGTTTCGGGCACCGGTATCCCCGGCGCGAGCGTGGTTTCCTCGATTGATGTCGGCGGCACGGGCTTCGTTATCGGCTCGGCGGTCGGCACGCCGGTGAATGCGACGGCGACGGGCACGGTGACGGGGACTTTCACCCATACCGGCTACGGCATCGTGCAGATCAACCGGCCGTTCGTGCAAGGTCAGATCACCTAATCGGCCCGTGAGGGTCTTAACTGGGCGGGGACCGGTAGACGTGAGGCGGGAGGTCGGATTGGTCTCCTCCCCTCACGCTTCACGGGGTTCCCGCCCTTCTTTTTTGGAGACCGTTTATGTCTGAAGAACGCCCACCGTATGTCGAGTTTCACTATAAACCTGTCGAGGATCGCGCCGCGACGATTACGAACGGCCATTACACGTCGAAGGATGTCGCCTTCGCCCACATCTGGCGGGCGGGCTCGAAGGACAAGCTAGAAAAAGAGGCCGATGCGTGGCTCGCGGGGATCGAAAAAGCCGCGAGGGAGGGGATGATCCCCGATAATTGGTTTAAGTTCTTCTCGGAGAAATATTCGGCGTGGAAGAAGGGGGAAGAACTTCCCGCCTCGGGGACGCCGATTAAGGGGTGGCCGGTGGTCTCGCCCGCCGCGCAGGCGATGATTATCCGCGCGGGCTACCTCACCGTCGAAGACCTCGCGCTATCGAGCGATAATGAGGTCTCCGGGATTGGAATGGGGGCGATTGGTTTCAAGCAGAAGGCCAAAACCTGGCTCGAAGCCGCGGAACAGATCGGGAAGCCGGTTGAGAAAATTTCCGCCCTTGAGGCGAAGGTTTCCGACCTCGAACGGCTGGCGCGGGAGCAGATGCAAACCATCAAAGAACTCCAAGACAAGCTCGTAACCAAGGCAGTTTCGTCGAAGGCATAAAATGGGCCAAACCGTTCTCGCGCTGGTGCAGGAATTCTGTGGGAAGAAGACCCTCCCCGTGCCGACATCGGTGGTGGGGAATACGGAAACGTCCGTTGTGCAGATTAGGTATCTCCTCCAAGAAGCCGTGCGGGAGGCGGTGACGGATAAAGGGGGGTGGCAGGAGCAGCTTGTCCGAGGGACGTGGGTTTCGACGGCGGCGGAAGATCAAGGCGCGCTTTCGACCCTCCTCCCGGGCTTCTCCGCCCTGAAGGCCGGCACGATGTGGGATGTAAGCCAGAAACTCCCCGTCCTCGGGCCGCTCGGGGATATTTCTTGGCAAACCCTCAAAGTCTTCGTCGGCACCGGCCCGCTTTACCAATATCGCATCGAGGCGTCCCGGCTCAAAATCCTCCCCATCCTCCCTGCCGGGCATACAATGTCGGTCTACTACGAAACCACGTATGGGATCGTGAGTAATGCGGGGACGGCGAAGAATACAATAACGGCGGATGACGACACCTTCCTCCTCTCGGACTCGCTTATGCAGCGCTCCCTCGACTTTCGGTGGAAGCGCGCAAAAGGGGAGCCGTGGGAGAATGACTATAACGACTACATGGATATCCTCTCGGGGGATATGTACTCGCCGTCGAAACCCGTTCTGAGCCTCGACGGGTCGGGGAGGGAAGGCCAAAAGCCGGGTGTGTGGGTGCCGAGCGGTAACTGGAATATTGTTTAGCCGTGGCGTACTATCTCGACGTTCCCCGTGCGAAGCAGGCTGCGCAGCGGAGAAATACCCCCGTTAATCTCCCCGCCGCGGTTGGGGGATTGAATGCGGTCTCTTCTGTCATGGCGATGCCGCCGACAGATGCGATTGTGTTGGAGAACTGGATTCCCTACCCCGACCGCCTCCAAATGCGGATGGGGGTGTCTGACTGGACGACGGGGTTTGCGAAGACGGTTTATCGCATCCACACGTATTCCTCCCCAACGGGGGCCGAAACCCTCTGGGCGACGACGGATGATGGGGTTTTTAATGCGACCTCTTCCGGCGCCGTAGGCGCAACGGTAGCCGCCCTCACGAACGGGAAGACGAGCGGCGCGATCATTTCGACCGGCGCGAGTAATTATCTAACCCTCGTCAATGGGACGGATAATGCGAAGCAATACGACGGCACGACGTGGAGTTCGATAGCGACCTTCACGGCGGCGACGAATACCCTCTCCTACGTCGAGACGTATAGGCAGAGGCTTTATTTCATCGAGAAGAATTCTCTCAACCTCCACTACCTTGCCGCGAATGCGGTCTCCGGCGCGGATACGTCCTATAACACGGGGAGTGTGTTTAGGCGCGGGGGGTATCTTGTCGCCCTCGGCACATGGACGATTGATGGGGGGACTGGCCCTGATGACCATTTGGTCATGTGCACGAGTATGGGGGAACTTGCCGTCTTTGTCGGCGCCGACCCCTCCACATGGTCGTACAAGGGGACGTACTATATTGGCCGGCCGCTTGGCACGATGCCGTTTTTCAAGTACGGCGGCGACCTTCTCTATCTCTGCGAGCAGGGGCTTTTCCCTCTCTCGAAAGCCCTCCTCGTCGCGTCTCTCGACCGCACGACGGCAATTTCCCAGAAAATCCAACAAACCTTCGCCGACGCCGGGAGCGCGTATTTCTCGAACTTCGGCTGGCAGATCACGGCGATGCCGGATATTCCGCTGATTCTCGTGAATGTGCCGGGGAGTAATATTCGGTATCAGTATTGCATGCACCCCGCGACGGGTTCGTGGACGATTTTTTCGGGGTGGGAGGCGCAGTGTTTTGCGCGGGCGGGAAGTGCCCTCTACATGGGCGTCGGCACGAAGACGGTTAAGGCCGGCGGCTCATCGGATTATGGGGGGAATATCACCGCCACGATGTTCCAGGCGAACACGAATCTTGGGTATGCCCGCTCGAAGAAGATACAGGAGATTCGCCCCGTCTTCGAGGCGAATGGGGACTTCTCGTACAACATCGGCGTGGCGTCGGATTTTCAGGATATCGGACAGACGAATCCCGTGTCGGGGGCGAGTGCTGGCTCTGCCGCGTTGTGGGGGACAGCGCAGTTCGGCGCGGCTTTGTGGAGTGGTTCCAATAACATCACCCGTGCGTGGCGCGCAGTTCCCGATACCTACTCCACCTATAAATCTCTCTACCTCCAAGTCGTGTCGAAAAGTGTGACGCTTTCGTATCTCGGCTGCGATATGCTCTCAACCCAAGGGGGGAGTTTTTGATGGACATTCTTCTAGTCCACTGCAATCTAACGGTAGAGCAAGAGGCCGTGATAAAAGCACGGAACAAAGCCCATGCAGAATATCGATACTGGGATGAAGCCCTGCGAGAGAACGATCCAGTTAAGCGAAGCAATTATTGGATTGTGCTAACTTCGCGTGGGGAGAATAGACTCATCTACGGCCCGGAGCCTTCTCTATGATGCATGCAGTAATCTTTCAATCCCACGAAGATGCTTTATATTGGTTCTTTATGAATCAGGGTACGGCGGAGACCTCTAATAAGCCTCGGCTTGAGCTAATTTTTCCTGATGGCTCTTGCCATCATGCTTTTGTTGTGACTTGTGTTGCGGATGCTTGGCGCTGTGTGGGGCTGCGTCACTAATTTTGGTCATTTTACTCCGGAGATTGATTCAAAAGCTGCAGAGTACCTTAGATGTCTCCTTCGCGAGAGTGAGAAATGCTAATCAAAAGCCCAAGCAAAGAAGCCGTGGGGAAGAATATCGAGGCCGAAATGGCGGCGGGGAAGCCGCATGTCCAAGCCATCGCTATTGCCCTCGCCACCCAACGCCGCGCAAAGGCGAAGAATGCTAGTCTACAACCAGCCCGAAGCCGTTAATTATTGGATTCGAGACCACGGCGGCGGGTATGCGGCGCCGGGGAGTTTCGCGGCACTGGGTTGGGTGGAGGACTACAAACTCGTCGGCGGAATTACCTTCTCACACTTTAACAAAAAGCACTGTCTCGTGAATGTGGCGCTGGCCGGGGGGAAATTTCCCGTCGGTCTTCTCCGCGCCGGCCTTTTCTACTCCTTCCACCAACTTGCCCTGCGGCGATTGACGTTTCTCATCGCCGAGGATAATCTCAAATCCCAAACCCTCGCGCGCAAACTTGGCGCGACGCTCGAAGCGACACTTCGGGACGCAGACCCCTCCGGCGACTTGCTCATATTCTCGCTGTTCCCGGAAGACTGCAAACTATGGAGTCGCTTCGATGAAAAGCGGAGACGCGCCGCAATCCCCCGATCCGAGCTTGACGATCCCGTTACAAGGGGCCGAGAATCGGAAGACGTTCAACTACCAACTCGGTCAGATGCGGACAAACGCTACTGGCCCAACGGGAAGTCAAACGTGGAGCCGCGTCCCTCGGTTTGATGAGGCGGCGTATAATGCCGCTCTCGCCGCGTGGGGTGGGGCGCCGGGTCAGCCGAGAGAGGCGATTCCTACGCCCCCATCGGGGGTTAGTACACTATCGCCGCCGACTCGGGAGAGGACGCTTGAAGACGCCGGAAGTGACCCTAGTGGTGGTATAGGCGCGCCAAGTGGGGCGGTTGGGCCTAGTGGACCGGCTGATCCGGGTAGTCCGGGTGCTGGCGGGCCGAATGACTCTAATACGGGAACTGGTGGCGCTGCCCCTCCGCAAACGGGAACCCGCCCCCCACAACCAACACCGGGTGATTTTACGAATTGGGATTGGACCCTTAACACCGTCCTAAGCCCCGAGCAACAGGCGCTCTATGAGAGTAATACTCGCGGCGCGCAGGGGCAGAGTGAACTTTCAAACCAAATTCTTGGCCAAGCGAAAAGCACCCTCGGCTCGCCGCTAGACCTCTCCTCTCTCCCCGGGCGGGGTGGGGTGGATAGCTTCTTCTCCGGCCTTGCGGATCGGAGCCTCGGGGATAACTACAACAATACTGTCTCCGACGCGGCGTATAAGCACGCGACGACGTATCTCGACCCGCAGGTTGCGTCATCGCGGAGGGCGCTTGAGGCGAGGCTCGCCGATCAGGGGTTTACCCCGGGCACGCCGGGTTATAGCCAAGCCATGCGGGATTTCGAGGATTCGAATAATCGCCAATATGAATCCGCGCGGAATGCGGCGGTATCGCAGGGATTCGCACAGGGGAATACTCAGCTCGGCGCGCAAACTCAAATTGGGCAGCTTCTCTCGGGGAATCAGGGGCAGGCGTTTGCGCAGGCGTTGCAGTCGATTCTAACGGGGAGGAATCAACCCCTCAACGAACTCGCGGCGTTGCGCGGCGGAACAGGGGTCCAAATGCCGACCGGCGCCGGCTCGGGCGGGACGCCAAATCTCGGCGGAACCGATGTCATGGGTCCCTTCAACCAACAATACCAAGGCCAACTCGCCGGCTATAATGCGGGGGTCTCGACCGATAACGCGAATACCCAAGCCCTCCTCTCGGCGCTGGCGATGTTTTTGGCGTAAAGGTGGAATATGGACCCGATTGACGCCACGATCCCAAAGCCGGCCCCGAATCCCCTCCCGCCCGAGTTGGAAGCGCAGCTTGCGGAAATTCTCCGCCGCCGGCAGATGTCGCAGATGTTTATGCAGCAGGGGCTGCAAGGCGCGAACCAGCCGACGCAATATACCCCCGGCCCGTATGGGCAGGCGGTGAAGGGTGGAATCGCGCCGCTGGCGCAGGCCCTTCAGGTTTATATGGGCCGGAAAGGTCTCGCCGAGGCGGATCAAAAAGTCGGCCAGATTGGGGTCCAGGCGGAACAAGACCGCCAGCGGCAGATGAGAGAGTTGATGGGGATGTCTGACCCCCAAGCGGCGCAACAGTACGGGATGTCCTCCTCGAATCCGATGGTAAGGGCGTTCACGGAGCAGATCATGAAACGCCGGCACGAATCTGCCCAAAACGCGGGGAAGGTTCTCGGCGACTACGGTGATCCCTCTGCGGCGATGGATGCTCTCCGCACGGATACGGTGCCGTCGGGGTATCAGCCGAAACCCCTACCTGCGCTGCGGCTAGGTCAGATTCCCGGCCCAAATGGGCCGCTTAATTACGGCGTTACCCAAAATCGGAAGGGTGAGCAGAGTATCCACGGCCTCGGCGGGCAGACCATTAACGTCGATAGCAAGGTTGATCTAAAGGGGAAGAGTGTTGCCCTTGAACATCAACCGAAGGTGCTAGAAACGGCCCGTCAGACGGCGCTTGATGCTCTCGAAGGGCGGAGGCAAGCAGAGCAGATTATGACGCTGGCGAAAGACCCGAGTGTTATTTCGGGCTTCGGCGCGAATCCACAGTTGGGATTGGCGGCTCTCGCGGCGAAGATGGGTTGGGCGCCTAACGAAGCCCCGGCGAAGACGCAGGCGCTCATGTCTGGTATCGCCGCGCAAACTCTTGAGGCGAGTAAGGAACTCAAGGGCGCGATTTCGGAGAAAGAAAAGCCTTTCTTGGAAGAGGCGAAAGCTGGCCGGATTGCGTACACGCCAGAGGCGTTGCAGCATCTTGCGGGAATCTCGATGGCGCTTAACCACAATCGGTATCTAAACGCCGTGCAGCAATACAACTCCGCCCTAACAGTCGAGGGAGGAGAAGAGACTGGAAAGCTCTTCCCCATGCCGCAGATGGGCGTGTACAATATGCCTAAGGAGCAATTCCCCGAGACAGTTAATGGCCGGGTACGCTTTAACAGCCCGTTAGTAGCGCCGCAAGCCGCGCCTCCGCAGAAACCGATCGGATCTATGACTCCCGAGGAAAAGGCGGCAGAGATTGCTCGCTTGCGTAAGCAATTGGGGATGTAATGACGCCCGATGAAGAACTTGCTGCGCTGCGTAGGTTAGCGGAACTGCAAAGGCCGGCTGAGCCTGAGCTTTCGCCGTTGGAGAAGGCGAAGATAGCCCTCGAAACGGGGATTGATCGCGCGAAGACGGTCGGCGGGTGGTTGGGGAGGGGTGCCGTTAACACGGTGGGCGGGCTTTCGGACCTTTATCGCAAGTTTCCCCCGGCGCAATTAGGCGAGGCTGCGGCGACGAAGCTCGGGATTATGCCCCCCTCTCCCGACTGGGGAGGGATTGCGGATAAGATTTCCCCCATCCCCGAAAACGAGCCGAAGCTCGAAACCTACAACCGGCGGATGGTGGAGGCGCTTCCGTCGATGGCTTTCGGTGGGGCGGCGGTCAAAGCCGCGCCGGCGTTGGCGGCGGTTAGTACGATGCTCCCCCAAGCCGCAGGGCAGGCGGCAAGGGACTTCTCGAAGCCTGTTCTCGGGGAGAAGAATGCCGGTCTTGCGGATGCGCTTGCGCAGGTTTTGACGGGTGCAGCGGTTCCCTACGGCGCTGGCGCGGCGGGGCATCCGGCCCTCAATACGGGGGGAGGTACGGTCGAGAAAGCCGCGAAAGATACGGGCATTCTGACTGATGTCGCGCTGAGCCGCGCCTCTCCAACGCCTCCCGGCGGATTTGACATTGCCCAAACCGCGAACAAAGCGGCGGGAGCGGCGAATAAGGTTGTCGGCGCAACGGTAGATGTGGCGTCGGAATCGATGAGGCAGAGGTTGGCGGGAGTTGAACTCAAACCGAGGGAAGTCGCCCAACTCTACACCGGCTTGAAAGCCGTCGCGGATAGCCCCAAAACCCCAGAATCGGTCGCAAGCGCATACCGCGAGGTCATGGATTCGCTTCTGCGGCAGGACAAAAAGGGCTTCCTGACAGACCTGGATACCGTCTCGGCGCAGTTGAAGAGGCTAAAATCGAACGCCGTTAATCCGGTGGGAAATGCCTCCTCGGCGCAGAAGTGGGGCACGAATGATATGCTCGGCGCCGTTAATGACGCGGAAATGATGCTTGGCGGTGTTTCGCCGGCATTTAAGCGCGCGAATGAAGCCTTCCGGGCGTGGCATCAAGATGTCGCGAATCCCCTCAAAGAGGGCACTATCGGGGTAGTGGCGGACAAGAACCCGAATATCCCCACCGCCGCGCCGATTGGGCGGCTCACGTCGATAACGGCGGATCGGTCTCCGGGGGATGTGCAATCGACCCTCTCTCTTCTTAAAGAAGGGGGCGCGGATACGGGCGAGATTGCGAGGGCGCTGTTGCAGAAGAAACTCGCTGGCGGCCCGTTAGCGTCAGGGAGGACGGCTTTCGGCGGCCCGGGAAGCCCGGAAGAGGCGGCACTAACGGCGGCGTTGGGTCCGAAGGCGGAATCTATCCGCGCGCCGTTGAATGCTGCCGATACCCTCGCGAGTACCCTCAAGAATAACAACGCCCTCACCGAATACCTCCAACTCCGCCCGAGCGGGGTTAGTGTGAGGGGTATCCTCCGGCCCGGAATCATGGAGCGCTTTGCCGGAAAGGCCGACTACGAGGCGCAAGTCCACAAACTCCTCTCGGGGAACCCCACGCCGGAGGAGATTCGGAAGTTGCAGGAACTCTCTATGTTCGACCCGAATTTGCGCGCGCAACTCTCCCGCATCACGGGGCTTTCGGCGTATTTGAATCAAATGAAGGAGAACTAAATTGCCTTGGTCTGGAAGTGGCTCTTACTCCCTCCCCCCGGCGTATAGCCCGGAGGTCAACGGGACGACGATTGACGCGACGAGGTATAATGGCCTCACGTCAGACGTTGCGACGGGGATATCCGCGGCGCTGGCGAAAAACGGGGAGAATGCACCTACCGCGAATTTGCCGATGGGCGGGTTTAAGCACACTGGCGCGGCGGATGGGACGGTGGCGGGCAATTATATCGCCTTTAATCAAGCCACCGCTGTGGGGTCGCTTACTATCACGACTCTTAGTGGGACGACCTTTACTGCGACGGGGAATGTTACCGGCGCGGCGCTGATCCCGTCAAGCTCAACCATCCCCACGAACGGCCTGTACCTCAAAGCAGCGAACAACCCGGCGTTGGCGAGCAACACTACCCTGCGATATGACTGCAACTCGACGGGGAATCATACGTTTGCTGCTGCATCGAGCGGGATCACTGCGAACTTCATTGCTTCTGCGGCAGGGACCGCAACTCAGTTCACAGATGCCACTATCTTTGGACAGATTAACTTTAGTGGCTCCTCTATGAACTGGGGAGCGACCAGTAATAGTCCTGTTGCTGTTTTCACGAATAACATCACCCGTACTACCTGGGGCGCTGCCGGCAACGTCACTATCAATGCATCGAGTAGTGGGGATACGCTATCGCTGTCAAACATTGCTGGACAGTTCTCGTTCGTTGCTACTGGGCCCTCTGGTGGAGCGACACAGACCTATATCCGAAACACGAACAACACCGCCAGTTCTACCGCTCTTCAAATCCTGGAAGTTGCTGGAGGAACGGCAGGAGATGCATATCAACGTTTCGATGTCTCTGGTGTCACGAACTGGTCTATTGGAGTAGATAACAGCGATAGTGATTCGTTCAAGGTCAGCAAATCTACTGGGCTAGGAACGAATGACTACCTGAATGTCACCACTGATGGTAGGTGGTACGGAACAGCCCTCCACAACAACGCAGGAGCAGTCACAGGGATTACGTCGCAATACATCGCAAGCGGAACGTATACGCCGACGATCACAAGCGTAGCAAACATTGAGGGGACAACTGCTCGCAATTTCCAGTGGATTCGCGTCGGCAATGTGGTCACTGTATCTGGTGCGGTAAACATAGACCCAATAGCGGGTGCAAGTACCACCACCACCATCGGTGTATCACTGCCTATCGCCTCCAATCTTGCTGGGATTGCACAACTGTCTGGTTTTGGTGGTGTCGCAGCGTCTTCCATAAGTGGCGCAGTGATTGAAGACACAACCAACGACAGGGCACAGTATGCCTATGTGGCTACTTCGATAGCAATTCTCGATCACTATCTGACATTTACCTATGTGGTCCTTTAAAGGCACTCTACAGTACGAGGGATATCTTTGCAGGTAGTCGGCGGAAGTTTCGCTTCATGCTCATCAGGCAGAGGATCACCACCACCACAACCAGCCAACAGACTTATCCACAGTGCAATCACGTATTTCATGGTTTACCCAGGGTGACTTTGAGAGAAGGGGTTTAAGGGGATGAGAGCTAATCCCCTTGGTGTGTATTCGGCGCGTTCACGACAAAGGAGTGAAACAGCCGATAAATGAGTCTCCCGCTTGTCAATCAGTTTGTCCATAAGTCTCCGACGAACGGTCGATCTCACTGGATAAGCGGTCGTTTCGCATCTTGACGTTGCTTTTTCGCACTACCTTGTAAGCCCGGCCTTGTTCAGCAATGATCGCCACCGTTTCAGAAGCCTCAGCCAGCATGGATGCATACAACTTGACCCGCTCCAAATCTTCTGGACGGCACCAAACCCCCCTAACCTCAACGAGCTTACTCATGTTCAAAGTCCTCGCTCTTATCCTATGCCTACTCCCGAGCCTTGGGTATGCGAACAAACCCGAATATGAGGTTCCATCCAGTCCACAGTTAGGGAGCATGCCCCCGGATGGATGGGGCGGCTACCGGGCTCACATCGGCTACTCGGCAGCTTTCGGGCTGGCATCGAGGACTTTCGTCTTCAAAGACCCCGTGAAAGCGTGGGCTTTGGCGATGGTCCCCGGGGTGGTGAAGGAGATTCAGGACTACCACAAGGAGACCCCCGGATATCGACATGGCCTGTTCTCCCGAAAAGACTTGATCTCTGACGCTGTGGGTGCTGCAATCGGCGTGGCCGCAGGGAACCTCATCGCCGAGAAGACTGGCGATAGATATCGACTGACTTACTTCAAGGAGTTCTAACATGAAAGAGGCAAACAACTGGGGTATGGTGGCGAAGGGGTATCAGAACTTCGCCGCGACTTCCCTTGCCACGGCGCAGGCGTTGACGGTGCCGGCGGGGACGCAGGTTGCGATCCTTCGGCCCGGGGCGCAAACGGTCCGAATCCGGGACGACGGCACGGCACCGACGGCCTCCCTCGGGATGTTGATCCCCGTTGGTGAGGCTTATATCTACGCCTCACAATCAATCTCCTCGCTCCGGATCATCGAGACCGCCGTCAGCGCCACGCTGGATGTCCTCTATTACGGGTGAGAGGCAGAGGGTTCCCCGTTTCGCGCAGGCGTATTTTCCTCGGGAGAGGAACCGATACGCCTTTCGGATTTGCTCATATGGCACTCCGATAAAGCCGGCCATTTCGCGGTAGGTCTCTCCCCTCTCGCGGCAGAGGGTGAGATACCCCCACAGGCAGCAGTATTCCTCGGAATAGACCTTCGGGAGAAGGACTTTGCGGCCTTTGGTCATTTCTTTTTATCCGCTAGATAAAAAAGTCCTATAATAAAACTACATATCCACCAACTTGTTGCATCTGTAACCCAGGCATAAATAAAAGTTAACCAAGGAAAACAGATTGTAGTGAATAGCCAGTGATTTACGAAAAGCTCGATTAGGAGACGATCTGCTGTCATTTATTCAACCTCAAGCTGTTTGTGGATTTGTTGATTTTGACCTGCCCCGATTCGAGGAGGCCGCGGACGATATCCTCCAGGTGTTCGGGGTTGGGGAAGGCTTTGTGCATATACCGATAAATCACGGTCCACGGCACCCACCCTTCTTTGTCGGCGTTGCGTTCGATAAACGCGATGATGGTTTCGGCGGCGGAGCTTTCTTTACTCATCCCGATTTTGGAGTAGACGAGGGGCATGTGTTCTTCGAGTTTGGTTATGTACGCCTCGGCGCGTTGGAGGTCGGTGAGGGTTATTGTGAGGCTATCCCCGCTTGAGGCGGAGAGGCACATGGCGACCTTATGCACGAGGGTTTGCTTCCGCGCGATGTAGCCGCCGATTAGGGTCTTATCGAGCTTCTGCGCTTGGTTTTTGTGGAAGTCTTCGTACCACGCCGTGCCCCAATCCAACGCCTCTTCGGTGAGGAGGAATTCCCCTTTTAACTGGGCGATGCGGGTTAAGTCGCGGAGAAGGCGCGCTTGGCGTTCGCGGTAGTCGAGCGGCATGACCCTTTTCGGGTAGGCGACGTATCTCTCTTTCTTATCGGCGTAGACGAAGAGCATCCGCGAGGTCAAACCGCCGCCGATGAGATATTGGGGGACGTTCTCTGAAATCCAACTTGGCGTCGTGCAGCCGATTATGTTGAGGGAGGGGGTTTCGATGACAATCTCCCCGTCCATACGGGTGCGCTTCGCCATCCGCATCCCGTCCCAACACGCGACGAGTTGGTCGATTAGTTCGGTGTCGGTGGGGTTGATGGTGTTTCCGAATTCCCGCGAGACGATGACGAGGGCATTTTGGTTGATTTGGGTCCTGTCATCGAGTTGGATGGTTTCGTGGACCTCAGTAAAGGCGTCGTAGAGGGACTGCCACGTTAACGTACTCGCGCCGAAGTGGATATTTTTGACGTGGTATAGGAGTTGCGCAAAGCCGAGGTCGCAGGTTGTGGATTTGTTGATGATCCCCGGCGGGCCGACGATGACGGTGTAGAGGTTGGGGAGCCATTGGAAGGTGCCCATATCGATCCATACCCGGCGCTGCAACGCGGCGGCGATGGCGGCGACGCCGACCCAGAAATACACCCTCTGCGGCGGCTCGCCCCACTCCGTATTTCGAACGAATTCCGAGAGCCAATCGGGGAGTTCTCTTTGGCTCACTTACAATCTCCCCAAGACTTCTCGGATGTTTTAATCCCCACCGGAATCACGAGCGGGTCGTCGTAGGGGATTGTAATCTGAGCCTTTTCCCGCAGGAGGCGCAATTCATGCTCAGCGCGGGTTGTAAGATACTGTCCGGCAAGGGAGTCGTGCACTTGCAGGAGGAGTTCGATGCTGCTTTCGCCGCTTTCGCGCGCATTATCGATTCGGACAAGAGCGCGGTTAATGACCCCGGCGACGGTGCTGCTTGGGGTCCAGGCGAGGAATTCCGGGAGGTCGAAGTCGCCTTGGAGATAGAAACGGGCGCCGAATTTGTTTTGGAGGAACCCTCTAAGCCGGACCTCGGTTTCGACGCGTTCATGCCATTTCTTAATACCAGGAAAGAGCCCAAACCATCGAGCGCGAAAACGAGCGGCTTCCGCGACGGTGATTCCAAGAGTAATTGCGAGTTTCCGGTCGTGGACGCCGTAATCTGTAGCGTGGCCGCCGTTTTTAGTCTTATCACGGTTCCCTTCGCCAATTTTAGCTCGGTGATCGCGGTAGTTGGGGTGGGTTTCGACGAGTTCATCGATGGGGATTCCTTTCACGCCGTAGATTTCGGCGGCGGACATGCAGTGGATGTCGATACCTTTTGCGAGGATCTCTTTTAGGAGTTTATCATCCGCCTCTGCCGCGACGACTTGCATATCCGCGCGGTCGAGGTCGAGGTCGAAGAAGGTGTATCCCGGGTCAGGGATGAAGAGTTTGCGGATATTGGGGAGAATAAGATCGTCGCTTTTTAGGCGGGCACGGCCAGAGGTATTCTTTGGGACGTTTTGGAGATTCATCCCTGAGTTGAAGGCGTTCTCGGAGGAGGAGAACCGGAAGGTTTTTGTCCCCGCCACGGCGAAAGAGCAGCGCATCCTTCCATCGACATCCAAATCGGCGTTTATGAAGGTGGAGATAAAGACGCCGATAGAGCGGAGTTCGAGGATGAGTTGACAGAGGGGTTTGAGAATTGGGTGGCGAGTGGCAATGGTTAACATCGCGCCGGCGTTTGTGGTTAGGGCTTCGGTGTCGAGGTTCCGAATCCCGGGGATTTTGAGGTCTTCGTAGAAGAATTTGAGGAGTTGCGCCGGAGATTTGGGGTTGAGGGGGTGGCCGGCGATATAGTCGAGTTTTTCCTGGCGGTCGATGCCGAGTTTTGTGAGGTCGCGGCGGAGGACGGTGCGTTGATCGGTGTCGAGGCGGATTCCTCGGTTCATCATCCTCAAGACCGGCATGAAGAGAGATTGTTGGAAATAGAAATGCTCGGAGACTCCCTCAGAGGCTTGCTCCTCGATGATTTTGTCCCAGATTTCGTAGGTGATACAACAATCTTTGCAGTTGTAGGCCCACAGTTGTTGCTCTCCAATCGCGGGGTCCCAGTTCTTGATTTCGTCCTTCCAATAGACGTGATCCTGGGCGTACATCGAGGAGAGGAAGTCGAGACCTTTTCGGAGGTTGCTGTATATTGAATGGTGGCCGATCATCGTGTCCCAGATTTTGGCCGGCACGGCGCCCCAAAAGCGGTGGAAGTATTGGCAGTCGTAGAGGTAGTTTTGGCCGATCCAGGTTATGTTGGGGGAGAGGAAGAGTTGGATAATCTTGCGAATTAGAACTGTTTCTTGTTCTTCGGTCCAGTAGAAAAGGGAATCCGCAGAATCTCGAAGGAAGGGAATGCATATAGCGGTGCTGGCTGAATCGGCGATACCGAAGCAGGCGATGTGGCCGGAGCGGGTTTCGAGGTCTCCGGAAAGTACCAAGGAATCTCGACTATCGGTTGCTCTTCGCAGGAGATTTTCGAGATATCCCATCGCATCGTCGAACGACGGCGGAGCGAGGAACTTATACACCCGGGGAGTCTGGGTCCCCTCGTAGATGGCCCGGGCGCGCTTGAGGTCCATGAGGAGTATCGGCGTAAGCTCGCGCTGGCGGAGGCAGGCCGCAGGATGGATGGTAGGGAGGACATTGCACTGCACTCCAGGCGGGGAAAGGCGGGAGCCCCGCCATTTCATGATGCCGACATTCCCCGAAAGCGCCCAGAGAGGCGTGTTTCCGAGGGCGATGATTATCTTCGGGGAGACTTCTTCGATTTCGGCGTAGAGGGAATCCACACCACGAGCGACATTCGGATGACACCACCGGCCGAAAATGTGCTTCCACTCCGGGCCGGGCGGAGTCTTACGGTCAGATATCCACGCCGAGATATCGTTGCCCGGAGGACGTTCCCGGACGACGTTAGTAACGAAGGCGCTTTCCCGCGAGAGGCCGGCTTTCTGCAGAAGACTATTGAGAAGTGCCCCAGAGGGGCCGACGAAGGGGATGCCTTGGAGTTCTTCTTCACGGCCGGGAGCCTCCCCGATCACCATAACCTCGGCAGGAATTGGTCCGGTTGGTCTCATTTGTTCTTTCCTTGAGTCGCGCGAAGAGGGTATTGTTCATTGTGATACTGTTGGCGATTTTAGCGCTGTGCTTTCGGATTGTTCGCCCGACAATAAGGACAAAAAGCCCCGGGATCCGGCGCCATTGCCGGCGAAACCACCGGGCTTGTTGGGTGTGCCAGAGACTCTTATTTCGCCGGCGATAGTGCCACGCCCACTGGGAAGAGTACCAGTCGAAACGGGCGAGTTTTGACTCGTCGGTTTCAGGTGGGATCGGTCCGGTAGGGCGCATTTTGGGGGTTCTCTCTAAATTGTAGACACCAATATTGCGTGTGGAAATTGGGAAAGTACAACTCATAAGCGATGGGATTCCCAGTAGCTCCTAAAACGACCCTTTTACCGGCGTTGAGCTGTTTTTCTATCCACTTCATTGTATGACCTTCACCGGAAACCCAACCGGCGGGTAGAAAAGTGTTTTGTATTAACCAAGTCTTCCCGGCACCTTTATCTGCTAGGAGGATTAAAAGCATTGGAGTGTGGTTAGGGAGGGGAGGGCGCATTTTCTTCCTCTAGAGTTGGCTGGCTTGTTATGGGGCTTCCACAAGAGGCGCAGACTATTCTAGTACCATTCAGACAAGGTAAACCATTTTGCACGGCGAAGCTAGCATCAAGCCAGTCATGAAGTGAGAGCTTGAATTCGTAAGAGAAAGCCTCTTTCCCGCAACCAGAAGGGCCAGTGTGGAGGTATTTGAACATGGTTTTTGAGGGAGAAAGTGAAAGCGGGCCGGGCGCTACTCCGGCTCCTGACATCTATCAAAGGCATAGCAGGTCCAGGGGTTGCTATGCACCACCGCGTGTCTGCTTTCCACGCCGCCGCTTTCGGAAAAGTTATGCCTTCGTGTAGCCGGTGATTTCGTCGAGGACGACATCCGGCTCGGACGGGTGGGGCTTGTGGGACATGACAAAGCGGAACCGCTGGCCGATGAGGGCGTTGAGGGATTTCCCGTTCACGCCGCAGGCTTCGCGGAACCGGCCGAGTTGGACGTTGACATTCGGGCCGGACTTCGGCGCCCCGGTTTCGAGGCCATCGTACATGATCCGCACCGTCGAGAAGACGGGGGTGTTTCCGTCATTCCCCACGATATCCCGGAGGTAGGAGGGGTCGTCGATTTGGATTTTGGCGTCCATCCGATACCACGGCAGGCCGTAGTTTTTGGAGGATTGTTTCTGGACGGTCCCCGACTCGAAGGAGAGGTCAACAACCTGGGCGATGCCTTCCCCGATGGGGAGGGGATCGCGGCGGGTTGCGTTGGCCGGCACGGCATCGTTGAGGAAGGCGGAAGGATCAAAGAGGCGGTCTTTCGACATTTTCAAAACTCCATTTAAGGTTGAGGAGGGTGGGGGAAGCCGTCCCCCGGGCGGAACTGCTCAGGGAAGGTGTTTCATGTCCGTGATATTATTCTTCACGGCGTAGGCTCGGGCGAGTTCAGCCACTGTAGGGGAGCCAAAGTTATAAAAGCTGCAATAGGCACCAGTTTCGTCCCAGAACCAGCCCACGCCTGTATTTGTAACTGCGCAGGGAGTGGTTTTTTTGAACCACCAAAATCCTGTTGTGACATCTACTGTGGCGAATTGGAGAACCCATGATAAGTGTGAATAGTTGTCTAACGTAGAGACGGAGAGCCTCATGCTGTCGCCGCGGCCTTTCTCGCCTCCCACTTCCGCCAGATCGGCTCGAAAGTGGCGGGGAGTTTGGGCGATATCGGGAGATGGCGCGCTTTTAGATCGGCCTGTGAAGACGCCGTGTCCCAATAGAATTTATCAGTCTCCCTTGCGGCTAGGATGACGTCGTCAAAGGGTTGATTGAAATTTGAATTTAGTGCTTTTCCGATGTTCGAGGGAAAGAGTTTAATTCCTCCCATGACTTCATCCATTTCTCTGTCGGGATGAGAGAGTAGAATAAAGTGGGTTCCGGTGCCTTCAGTTAGGCCGAGGATGGTGTTGCTTAGTTGTCCTTGCCCTAAACCGTAGTGGGGCTTGTCGCGGAGCGGCGCACTTCCTACTACGGCCTGCATAATCCCCCGAGACAGGCTTGAGAGATTGTCAATAACTAGAACTTTATCCGTTCCCCAATCAACAACAGGGCCGTATTCTTTTCCGGTGCGCTCATCGATGAAATTGTTAAGCGCCCCGTAAATGCGTTCAAGAGGGTTGTTAATACTACGCTTAAGGTCTTTTATACGGGCTAGACCCGCAAGGTCAAACTGACCGATTTGTTTGGCGGTGGCTTCGAGATTGGCGAAGTTTGGAGTGGACACGCGGACGGATTGCCAGTGGAAATTGGATGGGGGTGTGGGCATTCCTAATCCATCAGGCGGCGGATCACAGAAGGCTTTTATCAATGTTGTGAGGCCGGGATCGAGGAAGAGAATGAAGACCTCTAACCCTGTTTTGTGAAGGGAGGCAAGAGAGTGCGTTTTGCCGGAGCCGGTAGGCCCCATAATATGCACTTTGAAGCCGGGGTAGGAGGAGGTCATTTGGTCTCTTTCGGTTCGTGGTTTACGCAGCCAAACTTAGGGCCGACCCAAAAGGAGCCGCCTTCTGAGTAGGAATAGACGAGGCTGTTTTCGGTGTGGTCGTATTCCTCTTTCATGAATGGGCTTTTGCAGAGACCGCCGTGGATGCCGTTACTAAGACGGACACGCCAATCTTCAAGGTCGGGTTTGAAATATGCGCAGGTTTCGCAGTGGTTCATTTGGCCTCACTTCATGATACGGTTGGTTGAAAGGGCCTTTCGCCAGATAGCGTGGGGGAGTTTTTTGGTTTGTGTCTCGCACGTCGGCCAGACATGGTTGCAGGTGTTGCATGCGCGGTTTCGCCAGACATGGGAATCGTCCCGGCGCGTTTCGAGGACGGTGTTATTGAGGGTCGAGCAGCGGGGGCATTTCATTTCGCTAACATCCATTCTGCGTGCCGGAGGGCTTCGTAGTGTAGGAGAGCCGAATCCGCGTTATTAAGTTGGCCCGCCAAGTTGGTGCCGTTTCGCTCGTCCCACCAGATGAGGGGTTTGAGGAAACTGCCGGGGACGACTCCTCTTCCTCCTGTGTGGGGGAGGGAGCAGGGGATGGCGACTGCCATCCATTGAAAGCCGCCGGTTTCCACCTTTCCCCAGATTTCTCCACAGACGGGGCAGAAATAGGCGAAGCCTCCATTCGAGCTTCCGCTTCGAGCGCCGCAGAGAGTAAGCTCTTGGTCTCGGAGAAAAAATCTTCGATTTCTAAGAGGAGCGGGGGGAGGGAGCATCGTTCTTTCCCGGCGAGGATGCGGCTAGTTTGCCAGAGGAGGCCCGCCGCAAGAGCGAGGCGATTTTGGAGAAGCAACTCGCGTGGGGAGGGTTCTCTTGGCATGGGGTTTGGGAGAAAAGGAGGTTAAATTCATGCTCGGGGAGAGAGTAAAAGGCGCCGTGCGGGGAGAATTGGTAGGTGACGTGCGGGCCGAAGGGGTGAGGTTAAACATCGAATTCACTCCCCTCATCGCGCTTGGGTTGGTTCATGGCCCATTGGGATTCGAGCCATGCATCATGCTCGGCCTGCTCGCGTCGCGCTTTCTCGCGGCTCACCCAGTTTTCGAGGAACTGCAAATGCGGTTCGAGCCGGGGGAGAGTCTCGGGGAAAAGGTCAAGTTGTTGCCAGGGCATGTTACTTCTCCGCGATTTGGGAAAGTTTCGAGGTCTTCACGATTTCGGAATAGAGCTTGACATTTATCCCGAGGATGAGAAGGTTGGCGAGGAGGAACAACGGCGCGAGATAGAGGTCGAGGTAGGTCATTTCTCGTCTTCCTGGCGAAAATAGCCGCGAAGGTAGAGGATTAGCATAACGATCATGCAAAGAACTTGCATTGAAAGCCCGACGATCCCAAGTGTTTGGTTGAGCCAGACGAAGAAACCCCACGGGCCGGCGCCGCCTAGGGTCAAAACAAGCCATGTTGTTTCGGGGTTTGGTTTATGCATTTTCAGTCTCCTGGCGGGTTAGGGGGTTCCAGATTCGGATTGCGTAGTTTCCGCCGGAGAGCCACGGCTCGGGGTCGGAACTCATACAAGGTTGCTTGAAAAGACACCCTCCGTAGGAGGAGCACGAATCCGAAAGGTCTACGTCCCAGTACCCCTCTTTGTAGCACTGGATCGCTCGACGTATATCACGAACAACTTGCGTGTGCCATTCTTGAATATGGTGGGGAGTCCGGACTGAGATACACTGAGCATGGTTAATCTCAGTCTTGAGAATGGCAATGCCACGGACCACAACTTGCGAAACTGGGATGTTGTAGGCTTTAGCGGCCCATGCATAACCAGTGAATTGACTGCGTCGATCCCATTGATTAGCCCAAGAGGCGCCCAGAGATTGAGTAGTTTTATCATCATAGATGCTCACTGCGCCGGCGTAGGTGGCGATCATATCTGCGCGGCCGGTGTAGAGGATTGGTTCGCCGGTTTCGGGGTGGGTTAGATCGGGGTCGAGGGGAAGGGCGAAGTTGAATTCGATCATCGGCTTGCCGTCGGCGCCGATGTAGGGTTGAACGGGGTCCGATTCGAGGGGAAAGGCGCGGAAATAGTATTTGAACGCCTCAATCATGCGGTCGAGACTTTTATTACTCTTCGCGATAGGCTCGAAGTCGCCATACGCCTCGACGAGTGCGAGGAGGCCGAGGGCTTGCGCGTCGAGGGCGGGGAGTTTTTGGGTATAATACACCTCTCGGGCGACTTCGAGGGCTTTCGCCCATGCGCTCCCCGCGTGAAGATGGACGGAGGGGATTTGGTGCTTGTAGTGGCGCATGTACTCCCAGTTAAAGCGCCGGGGACACGCCACGAAGGCGGAGCGGAGGGTGTTATCCCAGACGGAGGGGAATTCAGTCATGAGTCAAACCCAAAGACTAAGCGAATCAACCCATGATCTTTCTGCAATCGGATGACTTCTTTTAAGAAATAGGCAATGTCGTCTTTATCGTTTTCGACCCATGTTACTTGCACATGACTCGTTTTGCTGTTAATGGCTAGTGGTGAGGCCGCAACATGAATGTTTGGTCCGCTTATGCCTCCACTGTATTCAGCCGGGCATGAAATGCGGTCCCATTTCTTGAAGGCTTCAAGCGATATAACTCCAGTCCTAGTGGTGTTTTTCATCTTTTCTGCCGCAGTCAAGATTTCGCTGCTAAGTAACCACGAATGTGAGTGGTCTCCCATCCAGAGAGTCGGTTTGTTCTTATCTTCTACGTATTTAGCACGGCGCCCTAACACTTCCATGGTGGTTAGATGTTCATCGCCGTCCATGGAGAAGTCTTCTGGCAGGCCACGCGGAGACGAAATGGGATTAATTGGTTCATAGGTTGGCACACCCGCAAAGCCATACCCATTCCGTACATCTGCTAAGAATGAAAACAGAAAGTAATGCCGTTCCTGTTTCCATTTACTTGGGATATCTTCCCAACCCTTGTCTGTCTTGCGTTGAAAAACGCCGTGGATATCTGTACCCATGTTTCTGGTCTCCTGAAAAGTTAACGGAAAAACTCCCTTATCGCGCGGAGGAGGCGGAGGAATGAGAAGCGGCGGATGTACGCCGGCTCGACGCATGTTCCTAGCCACGCTCGGGGATTATCGCGGTAGGCGCGGTGGTTGATGGGCATTTTAGGTGGGCGGAAGCGGTGCAGAGGTAGGGATGCGATCAGGAAACCCGACGCGCTCCGATACCTCGTTGAACTTCTCGACGGCAGCGGCGCCAAGATCGACGCCGAATGAGGCGGCCAACAGATCGAGGTATGTCAACACATCGGCGATTTCGTCGGCAATGTGCTTTTGCGTCGGCGAGAACTTGTTGCCTGGCAGGCCGTCGCGCTCTCGGTTGCGCATCTTGATGAGACTCGCCAGTTCGCCCAACTCGCCGGTGACGGCGGTGAGCCAGTCGGACGACGACCACGACTCGATGCCCTGCGGATGCCACTTCAGGCAGCGGGTGACGTTGGCTTGCCTGAACATTGCAAAGGTGAGCCCCAGCTTCTTCAGCACTGCGGCCTCTACTTGGCGCATGGCGATGGTCATGGCCGTTGGGTAGTATGTAGTGCGCCTGTTTGCCTCGGGTGTATCCTCCGAGGTAGGCGGCTCTGCATGGGGGAGGGCGTAGAGCCGCTGACAGCCTTGCCAGTCTTCATCGATCTTGGCCGTGAACAAATCACCGTTCGGATCGAGCATCCACGCCACCGGCACCAGCCGCTCTAGTACAGCGGATTCGACTGCGCGGTCACGGGCGCGCAGGTCTTCGATGGTGTACGGTTCTTGGAATCCGTGTTCTACGGCGCGCCACTTGTTAGCCTTCATCCAGACGTTTAGGGCATTGGAAACTTTGATTGCCTCGTTTTTGGTGTACTCGGCGGCCTTATAGGGGCTGTCCGTGGAACGGCTGCGGTTGCCAAGGCCAACCAACCCTGTGTGATAGCGGCCCATAGAATTGCCGCCCCGCTCGAATAACTCAACCAGCCACACGTAGCGCCAGCGAGGCTCCGGCAGCGGCGGCATTTCCTCGTCCGTCAGTAGTCTCATGTCGTCCCCGTGATGAAGGCAGCGATTTCCAGTGCGCGCTTGCGTACCACTTCCATCTGTTCTTCCGACAGCGGGATGAGTTCAGGCGGCTTGCACTGCCCCCAGAACAGGCGACGGCCGAAGTAGTATTCCTCGCTGAAGGCCTCCGCGTCATCCATCTTGGCAAACCAAGCCACGACAGGCCCGCCCATGCCGTCGATCAGTAGTACGCCGTTGGGTAGGTCGTCGCTCATGTCATCGCAGTCAAGGCGCTCTGTCATTTCATCCCCCTGTTCAGCATATAATGGATGAGACCCCACAGCACTAGGAAGGCGCCGATGCCATACCGCACATACCAAGGCACTCCTGAACGATTAATCTCAATCGAGGCCAGGGTGAATACTCCAACCACGCCCGAGAAAACGTAGGTGATAACAAGCGCCCAGAAGAGAGATTCGAGCGCACGAGTCATTTCATCCCCCTGATAGCGGTGGCGCAGCGACTAGGCCAAGTTCTTGCGGGTGCTTCCTCGCATCGGCAAGCCCTCGTGCGTAGCCTTGTTCTTCTGCGCGACGACGCAGAGCCTCATGCTCGCCAACGATAGTCCGAATCGTGCGCAAAGCCTCGGTGTCGTCTTGAACGCCGCGGTGGTGCTGCTGTTCGAGCCAGCGAATGTGCTCGATGCTTATCTGGCATGCCGGCTTATCCAATTCACCGCGACCAAAGTGCAGTTCAGCAGTCTCCGCGGTCGTGAACACTTCGTCGCAGTGAAAGCATCGCCACACCCTCGCATCCGCTTCACCTCGGGCGTTCCAGGCTGCATCGAAGATGGCGCGCATTTGGTTGCGAGTGAAAACTTGAGTCTTTGCACCAGGGCTCCGACCGCTTGCCTTTTCTGCATTGTTTGCAAAAAGCACGCAGGCACCGTGCATTTCAACGGCCCAGCCAGCCTGCTCCGGCAGCGCCGCCTCGAATGCGGCATCGTGTTCGCATACCCCCGGCTGCACTGCTAGGTAGGCATCAGCGGCGGCTAAAACAGCATCGAACTCAATAAACCGATCATCGTTGTATGGAGGGCGATGCAGCGTGACCAGCTTTGCAATGATCTCGCGTGGGGTCATACTAGAAGAATTCAACATCTTTCTCCCCCTTATCCTTCGCCTTACGGTCGGCTTTGGTATCAGCGTGCGCGGCGAGGATGAAGTCTTTTAACTCGGCAAGGGGAATCTTCTCGCCGGCGAGAATGCGGCGGGTTAATTCCGCGGCGGTGAGGGGGAGAGGGTTAGTGTCGGCCATTTTGGGCGCGTTCGCGGAGGAGGATTTCCATGCGCTCTTCGAGATATTCGATTCGCGAGAGGAGATTGGAAATATCTACCTTTGATGTTCTCACGATATTCGAGGGGATGTTGAATTCGCGGCGGATGTAACTCACATGGGAGGCTGTGATGGGGTAACCGAGCTTCTCGGCCATGAGCTTAGCGAAACTCACGTCGTCGAGTTTGCTCGCGGCGTATTCCGTGTGGATTTTCTGGGTGAGGAGGAAGCGGCTTTTTGTGCCGAGATAGTTGCGTTCAGTTTTGGGCATGGTGGTCTCCATGGTGGGGTTTGACTGCGAGGCGATGGGGGTAGAGGGGTTCGACCGCGAGGCGGTGGGGGAAGAGGGGATGTAATTCCTGGGCTTTGCGGAGCGCCGTTTCGGGGTCGGCGGCGGGGATTATTCCCGAGATAGGGAGGAATTCGACCTTTACGAAGTCGCCGGAGTTGTCCCGGATATGGGTGCGCTGGGTGAGGAGGGCGCGGAACATGTTATTTCCCCTTCCATTCCTCGAATTGAAGTTCCATGCGGCGGAAGAGGGCTTCGTCACCTTTTTCGATGAGGGTTTGAAGGAATTCTTCGCCGAGAAGCGCTGAGCCCTTCGACCAACACTCGCCGCCGGTGACTTCACAGTGTTCCCGGTGGGGGGAATACTCGTTCGGCTTTGTTTTTAGGTGGATATCTACCCCGAAGGCTAGGGGTTTGTGGAAGAGGAATGGAAAACGGGAATCGCTTGGGCGGTTGTCGGTTTCCAATTGCACATGGGGAAGATGCCAGTTTGTGCCGATAGAGAATGTTAAGCCCTCTCCGTCTTTTCGGATGGTGAAGGTTATATGCACGCCGTGTACCCCGTAGTTTTTGGAGGGGTTCGGGTCCCGTTTATCCCACGCAGGGGAGAAAACGATTTGATGGGTGAACATGCTAGAAAACTCCATCCATATCCTCGTCGGAGGTTTTCACGGCGGCGAGGCGATTTTTAGGTTTGGCTTTCGCGGCGGCGGAAGTGTATGAGACGCGGATTGTCGCCACGTACCGCGCGACTTCTTCGAGGGAGGGAATAACCCCCTTCGCGGTGCGCTCGCGAAGGGATTGCATCTCGGAGGGGGTTAGTTTTTCGGGCATGTTAGAGGTCACCGAGGATTTCGTGCGGACGATTACAGCGCGACCTTCATTCGAGGTCGGAGAGCTTGATTTTGCCGGCCGCAATGTCGGCGACGTCGGCGTCGGAAGAGGCGACGAGTTGCTCCATGACCGGGATGAGCTTATCGGGGCTTTCGCCGTAGGCGACCAGCACATCTCCGAAGGCGACGCAGAGCACTTCATCGATGAGGATCGCGCGAATGGGATCGTGGCGGAAAAGCGCCCTCATTGCTTTGTGCTTGCAGGTTAACAGCTCAACCCATGCGGCGGCGCGTTTGTAGGCGGTGCCGTCGCCCCGCGCTTCGGCGGCGGCGAGAATTTCGTGGGTGCGGCACTTCGGTTCGGAGGTTTCCATGGTTGGTCTCTCTTTGGTTGCTGAGGTTGGGAAGGGCTCGGCGGTCCCTTTTGGAATCTCATTTAGGTAGCACACACCCCTTTTGCACAGCGATGAAACTAGGGGATACAATCCAAACACATCGGAATATTGACGGGGTGATATTCCCTCGGAAGGGGCGCTACATTAAACGGCGTGCAAGGGAGCCCCTTCCCATTGAGGGCGGTTTCGCGGAGGTCTCCCCTTCCATTCGTTTCGCGGAGGAAGACCCCCATAAGGGAGTCGTGTTGTGTGCCGCAGTTTTTGCATGTCGCGCGGAGGGCGCGCACGAAGTAGCCCCGTGCGGTCCAGTTATTCGCGCCGGTCCACGCGTGCGAGCCCTTTCGGGCGTTGACGAGGTTGCCCTTTTCGAGCAGGAATTCATGCCGCTCGGCTTCGATTTCGTCGAGGAGGGAGGAGGTCATTTCGTAAGCCTCTCAAACATGGCCGATTCGTCGGGGGAGGTTTCGGGGATTTCCGCCAGGGCGGCAGAGATTTCGAGGGAATGGGGATTCTTCGAGCGGTGGCGGAGGATGATGCGGCCGGGCTCGACGAGGATTTCGATGAGGTCGCCGGAGGAGTTTCCGTGGCGGCGGAGGGCGCCGATGAAGCCATAGAACTTCATGCGGAGGCGGCCGGGGTCGGTGGAGGGGATGATGAATTCCCCTTCACGGAGGGTCGCAGCGAAGGCTTTGTGGAACTCGACCGGGTAGCGGTCGGGGTG